AGATTGTACTCAGTTTTCTTTCCAATACCTATTTTGTTGAATCTATCAAGTTGTTGCCTATAAAAATGAATAATATCACTAATTGTAGTGTTTGTTCTTCTATCTGCTTGATTCATTTTGTCTCCCTATTTATATAATTATATTCTTTATACAGTATATTATACCTAGCCACATTAGCACGTTTAATGATATTAACATAGCTAGCTCTAAATAATCTCTAATTGGTCTGAACATTTGTTCATCTCCTTTATTAGCGGTATTAATGAATCTATAAAGTCATGATGTCTTGACTCATATAGTATTAAGTTAGCATTACAGCATTTATCATCAGTTATATCCCCACATTTAGGACATAAAGCAATATTGGTGTATTTCATTGTGTCTCCTTGAAAATAATATATAGCTCTGTAGAGTCAATAAGACAATAATTATATTTATCTACTCCTTTGCAACCATGATCTTTATTGTGCTGTGCTGCACCTATCCAAGCATAGCCTTCATACATTTTATCTGTTGTAACTTTAATTATATTAGGTTCAATCAATTCTATTGATTCTTTTGGAAAGCTTTTAGTTCTATCCATAAATTGATTAATATAATCATTATCGTATTTTATTGCTTGTTTCATTGTGTCCCCTTTGTTGTTTAAATTTATCAAGAATCTTTTTCTCGTAATCATCTTCCATTTCCCATATAACTCCGCAAGATTCACCCTCTTCTATCATCTTAGCTTTCATTATTAGGTCGAAGAATAGTCCATAAAGTTTAGTATAAGTATTATCATAATATTCATCGCGTTCTTCATCAGTCCACCATTGATCATCCATGCGTCGATTATAATCTTCATCTTGAGCAATTCTTCCCATTGCTTTAAAGAATGAATCAACACTAACTATATCATTGATATTATCTTCTCTTAAATCTTTTACAAGGTCTAATAGATCTCTTTTTATTTTCATTGTGTGTCCTTTATTGTTTATGAAATGTATAAGGGTAGGCTAGACCATTTATGGACATCTGACCTTTATTTATACAGACTTTTCACCCTTATTGAATTTATAGTGAAGGCTGGCTAGATTGCCAATAGGTCTTCTTGTTCAGATAACATTCAAGTTCCTTTTACCTTCACTGTGCACATAATTCTGTATTGGGGCTGGGTTGAGCTTTTATGACTCTATTTACGATAACCAGCTATCGTCAGTATATCTCTAATAAGCTTATCAGGCGCTACCTGAATATCCAATACCTTTCAGCACGATAAGGATTTTAACCTAAGCTCATTAGTTGAGGATCACAGTCCGGGCTGCAATCCACCTGAGATATCTCCATCTAACTACTATTTGATGTTACCATCTATCCCAATTTAGTGCCACTCTTTTAATTCAGTGGCTTTAATTCTTTATTCTTTTTCCATTTAATAAGTGCATCAAGAGCTTCTCTGTCGGTTTTATAACCACCTTTTATTCTAAACTCTTTTAATAGTTTAAGTCCTTCAAGTTCTCTTTTTGAGAATATATCATTTAAGTCCATGATTACACTAGCTCCATTATTATTGTTTGGTATAAGTTTATTAAGAAAGAGATATGCAGGCGAGCACACACACGGTACACTCGCCCATATATAAGCAGTAGAAAGAGAAGCTTAAAGCTCCCCTTCCTCCCAATCAACAGCGATTAGGGCATTCAACTGGTTCTTAGATAAAGTCATAGTCTTACTTGCATCATCAGTTCTTGCAAACTGTCCATACAAGACCTTGTTCTTCATCTTCTTGTTACCAGTGTAAAAGATTTCATGCTCCCATAGGAAGCCACCTACTTCGCGTTCAATGATGAATTTCTCACCTGCCTTCATTTGTTACTCCTTTTTATTGAAAGTTAACGTAATCGCAAAAGGAAAATCCCTTTCTCACCCGGACGGGTGGCAAGTTTTAGCTGTACATACAAATTCTGCAATTTTTGAAACCTCTTTGAAAGTTAACGAAAATGTGATATATTACCTTTAGTAAAAGGGGGCTTAAATGACATGGGCGGATTTAATTATAATTTTAGTGGCTACGAGTCTGGGTATGGTTATGAAACACCTAGATACAATGCCTGGATATTCATGTCCTGAATATTGCGGAGTAAGGCATGATCATTTCTTGGATTTGCAATCGGATTCCGACCAACGAGTCGGTAAAAAAGCTAAGTCTAAGAAAATCAGGGTGTTAGCTGTTAAATAAAAGTATTGTATTTTAATAAAATACCTAGTAAACTTGTATATCAAATTAGGAGGTTAAAATGAAGAAGTATATATTGACCATTGCATATAACGAATCTACTGAGGAGATTGAATATTTGCAAGAAGAAATTGTTACTGATGATGATACCTTCTACTATGGTGATATTGATATGGGAGAATATTGGGATGATGAAACGATCAATTGGCTAAAAGGTATATATATTATAGGGGAGGCATAATTTTTTCTTAACGCAAACAAGCGTTTGCTAAAAAAATTGCTAAAAGGAGTAATGAAAATGATAATCGAAACAATGCATGTAGAGGATACTATAAGAGATTTATCTTATAAGCTTGAAGAAGCAGTACATAGGATATATAACTTAGAAGATGGTATAGCTCAATTAAATGCAATAATTACAGACTTAAAGGAGAGTAAAGATGCCTAGTTTAGACGGCTACAGTCTTAGCAAAGAGATAGAAAAATTAAGAGAAGATATATTTGGTGAATTATTAGAGATGCGTGAAGCATTTAGGGAGATATATTTTTATTTAGATAAAATGAATAAGCAACAAAAGGAGAATGAAAAATGCCAAGCAAAACAAGGTGCGACAAAATCCAAGACCCAAAAGAAAGGGAAGACTGCAAAAAGTACCGAGGCAAGTACGCAAAAGGAAACCGTAAGTCAAGCATGATAAATAAACGCGGCATTGATATTAAGTATTAATGAAGAATCCTAAAGTTCATACATGACCATATTCAGGTAAGGTTCATCCGGTGGATGAAAAGCATAAACTCCCAAATGGTGATCAGGTCTTTGGAGAAGAGACTGGAACTATAGAATATAGGATACCAAGTAAAAGTGGAGTTCCTGGATACGAAGAAGGAAAATAATTGAGATTTTATAGAGTTAATGGAGTGGAGCATAAAGTTTATGATCCTGACGATAAACTTCCAAACGGGCTGATTGTTCGGTCGAATTGGAAAGAAGGTACGGTCGGAGACTGGGTAAAAGCTGATGATGAATGTGTAATAGAAATACTCAGGCAAGGAATCATGAAAAGGCAGAAAGGCAAAAATAGAGAAGTCCCATACATTGGAACATGTACAGGGACTTTTCCTGCTTATAAAAACTCTAAAATGGATACATCCAGAAGGATTAATATATATTCTTTTGGAGGAGGCAAATGTTCAGATGATATCTTAGTTGAGAGAGAAAGCTTGTCTAAATGTGAGCAAGTATTTGTTATGCATTTAGCTGTTGGTTTAACAGCACAAGAAGCATACATGAAAGCATTTCCTACAAATAACCCAGGATATGCTAAGTTTAAATCAGCACAATTAGTAAAAACAAAAAGGGTGAGGACTGCAATGAAAGAAGAATTAAAGCCAGTTTTAGAAGAGTTAGATCTAGACGAAACTTTTGTACTTAAGAACATCAAGGAGGTGATTCTCTCGTCTGAAAAAGATGATACTAGACTCAAAGCCCTTTTTAAGCTGGCTGATATTATGGACATGGAAGATAAAACTAGAACCCAATCTACAACATTAACGGTAGGAGCTTTTAAAGGATTTAGTGAAAATGTACTAAATGAAGCTCAAAGGCCGAAGGAGATTTCAAATGAATAATATTAGAAAAGTTAACGCTGAAGAAGCAGAAGAAATAGAGAATGTATTAATAAATGATTTTATTAAATATGATTTAGAAATATTTAGTTTACCAGGATTAGAAGGTGATGCTGAATACTCTTCATTGCCTCCTCAAGATAAAGAGGCATATGATCTTGCTTCAGCTCAATACTTCAAGCAAGCCCAAGAAGCACAAGCATTATCTAATGATAAATATAAAGCAATAGATTTTTCTAACTTTGTAAAGCTTCACATTCCTGATGAAGGTTTTGTAGAGTTCTTTAGAGAGAATCAATCTGAAGCTGAAGATACTCCAGCTCATATGTGGCATAAAGTTTATAATAGAAACACAAATTTAATGAAAGAGAGTGCATTAAAAGGATTGCGAAGAATGATTGCATCTCAAATGTAATTTTTTATATTGAGTAATATTAATTTAAATAATGTTTCTAAGATGGAAGAGCAGTTACTTCTTGCTAAGAATGATTTAATAGCATTTGGCAAACTGTTTTTACCTGATGATTTTATGAGGAGTGAGACTCCTTTTTTTCATTATGCTGTTGCAGATAAGCTAAATGATGAAAGCATAAAGCAATTAGCAGTTGTATTACCTAGAGGTCATGGTAAAACTGTATTGACTAAATGTAGCTTAGTGCATGATTTTGTATTCGCTAATAGTCCATTATTTTATGGTTGGGTGGCTGCATCTAGCAAGATCTCTGTCCCAAATTTAGATTATGTAAAATATCACTTGGAATACAATGAAAGAATATTGTATTATTTCGGTAATGTAAAAGGGAGAAAATGGACAGAAGATGATATTGAACTTAAAAATGGGTGCAAACTTATTAGTAAATCAAATCTGTCAGGTATACGAGGAGGCGCAAAATTACATAAAAGGTATGACCTTATCGTCTTGGACGATTTTGAAGACGAAAATAATACCGGTACGCCTGAGTCTAGAGCTAAAATCTCTAATCTTGTTACGGCTGTTGTTTTTCCAGCCCTTGAGCCTAGCACTGGACGCCTTAGGATTAATGGGACGCCTGTTCATTTTGATGCGTTTATTACTAATATCCTCAATGGATATCAAAAAGCTAAAGCGCATAATGAAGATTTTTCGTGGGATGTAGTAACTCACAAAGCCATCCTTTCGGATGGGACACCTCTATGGCCTTCATGGTTTGGTCACGAGGAAATGGAGAGGAAGAAAAAGTTTTATGCGGACAATGGGGTTCCGCAAAAGTTCTATCAAGAATATATGATGGAAGTTCAAAGTGATGAAGATGCAATATTTACAAGAAATCACATTAAATATTGGGAAGGATCTTTTCACTATGATGAAGAGAACAGCATATCGTATGTACGCACAGACGAAGGTGATGAACTTCCGATCAACGTATTTGTGGGGGTTGACCCTGCTACAGATAGTACCCGTAGGGACAGCGATTTTAGCGTTTTACTCGCTGTGGGGGTTGATGCTAACAATAATTGTTATGTACTTGATTATCTACGGAAGCGTTCTCTACCTGTACTTGGTATACCGGGGGATAATAAAAAAGGAATTGTTGATTATATATTCGAATATAATAAAATATATAAACCAAGCTTATTCTGCATTGAAGACACTACTATGTCAAAACCAGTTTTTCAATCGATTAATGCGGAAATGCGAAGAAGGAATGACTTTTCTGTTAAATATAATGCAGAAAAACCAGGCACTAGAATGTCTAAAAGAGATAGGATACAAGAAATATTGGCACAAAGGTTTGCAATTGGCGCAGTTAAACTTAAAAAAGATCACTACGATTTGCAGCAAGAAGTGATTACCTTCGGTCCTAGAATGGGTCATGATGATACTATAGATGCATTAGCATATGCATGTAAATATGCCCATCCTCCTAATTCTATAAAGAAGAATAAATCAGGAGATTGGTATAAGCATAAGCCTAAAGCAAAAAATTGGATGGTGGCATGAGTAAAGAAGCCGATGAAACGCAATTGAGTTTGACAGGATTAAGTATTGCTGCTCTTGAGGGCGTTATTAACGATGGTGCTGTGCCTGGCGTATTAGATTATTTATATGCTAAGGAATTGTCTAAAGCTGATTCTTTATATTTAAAAGATAAAGCTAGATCGTTTGCCACTACAGGTTCATCCGCTGTACTGGGAGATTGGTCAATGAGAGGAATGATTAATGCTCTCATGGGGAGGCAAGGTATGTATCAAGGGCAGGCATTAGGTGATTTATCTTATATTCAGGGCGGTAGTAATCCTGAGGCTGTTGAGGCAAGAAGTCAATATATATCTGATACAAATGCTAGGCTTGGAATTAAAGATGCTCCTAAACTAGTAGATATACTATTAGGATATACAACTCCTGAGGCTGAAGGCA